CTTGCATGAAAAATCCACATGATTACTTGCACGGGTTTAGGTATCGCGTTAGTAGTAGCATCGTACGGTAGAGGGAATACTATACCCTTAAATCTTATACTTTTGATTTTTATACGATTGCCAATGCGAGCAGTCTGACCAACACCCTGCTGAATTTGACAATAAGAAGGATAAGGAGTAAGTGGTATAACACTGTTAGCGAATCCCGACGTGTTGGAGGTGGGATAGATAACTTGTAAATCCTCATAGAACTGCGAGACCTTGTTTTCAAGATTAGAAGAAATAACTTGGTTACAAATTTTCTTAATCTTCTTAACGGGCATAGAATTGCGCCGACCATTTTTTTTCTTGCGGGAACCACTGACTGTGAGTTTAACTCTTGGCATTTTTTAATGGTTAAAAAAAAAAAAAAAATCATTTTGTGTTTTGGGCGAAATTATAAAATTGGGCAGAAAACACACTTAAGAAAAAATTACCTGGGGTATATTTTAAGTTCTTAATCCATGAGAGAGAGAGAGAGAAAAATATAGTTATATTTTTCTTCTTAATGTATTCTAAAAAAGTAGAAATAATTTTGTCGAGGATGTCGAAAATGAATTTTTTTTTTTATTTTATTCCCTACTAAAAAGTCAATGTACGAAGAGTCGAACAGAATTTACGAAGGTCAATTAAGAAGGTACTGCTTCACGTGGAACAATTACCCACCGGACTGGAAAGTTTGTCTCGATAAACTTAAGTCAAAATTTTTGGTAGGTGGAAAAGAAATCGCACCTAAAACCGGCACTAAACATATTCAGGGATACTTCGAGTTCGGTGGCGGAAAAAATTTTTCTACTATTATTAAAAAATGTCCTGGGATTTGGTTAGCAGTAGCCAAAGGTAGTGCTGAGCAGAATGTCACTTATTGTTCAAAAATGAAAAAAGTTTACACTACCGGAGAAATTTCTAAGCAAGGCGAAAGAAATGATCTCAAGGCCGCGATGGCTTCTATAAAGGCTGGTATGTCCGAAATTGAAATGTTCGAAAATCACACAGGCGTCCAAGTTAAGTATGGTAAATCTATGGAACGTTATAGACAGCTTTGTGACAAGCAAAAATCTAAAGGTTTTCAAAAGAAAAACGTTCGTGTTTATTATGGAAAAACTGGTACCGGAAAAACTTCATCCGCGGTTAGTGAATTTTGTTCGGATTATTGTATCGTGAGTTCTGGCATAACTGGTCTTTGGTGGACCGAATATGACGGCGAATCAACTGTGATAATAGACGAATTTAGGGGCACAATTCCTCTTTCTCAGTTATTAAGAATGTTAGATGGTTATTCCTGTTCTGTTGACATAAAAGGATCTTCAAAAATGTTAAGAGCCAAAACCATCATTCTTACTAGTAATGTCAACCCTCGTGATTGGTATAAAAATGCGGATGAAGAATCTCAAAAAGCATTGTTTAGAAGGTTTGACGAAATCAGATATTATTATGATTTTAATACATATAATAACGAGTCTAAAGATCTTATCTAATAATCTATTTAATTTGTTCTTTACTCATTTTTTTATTTTTTTAATGAAAAAAAAAATTCGACAGAAGTGTCTGGGTAATATTATACCAGACACATTGAAACCGAAAAATTCGCTGTCGCTCATTTTCCGTAAATAAAAAAAAAATATCATATCGCTGCGCTCTTGTTGGACAAGCCAAAAATATTACTTAGACAAAGTAGTATTTATTTATTTTCATAATTTAAGCATCTTCATATTTTGTTGAAATTGTATATGCAACTGCTGCCGGTTCGTACGCAGAAGATATGGCTGTGCCTGTAGCATTAACGGCTTGAAATACGCAAAAAACTCCGCGAGTTGTTGGTGTGGAATTATTGTCATTAAATTTCACATGCTTGACACAATATTTTGTTATGTCAACACTAAATTTCGAGCTGAACTTATAGTCGTTATTGGCAAAATACCCATACCCGGTAGACCCCCCGGTTGCGGTATCGAAATCTGCAAAGCCTACCTTAAATACTTTCCGTTTGTGAAGTACCCACTTATCAGTATTTACCTCAGCAATAGAGTCGTACAGGGTACCACTGAGTGCTGAAGATCCGTTATTTAAGTCTAAAAACGAATTGTCTGGAGCAGTAATTTCTGTAGGTGTTTCTCTTGCATGAAAAATCCACATGATTACTTGCACGGGTTTAGGTATCGCGTTAGTAGTAGCATCGTACGGTAGAGGGAATACTATACCCTTAAATCTTATACTTTTGATTTTTATACGATTGC